CGCACCACCGCTTGGAATCGGTGCGTCCTTGATAATATGGATTGTATCACCCGCTTGTGTGTTGAGCGTTACAGTTACAGTAATCTGTGAAGCTGTAACGTTTGCCAGAGCCAAACCAATCGCCGTGGTTTGAACGTCTAGTAAAACCTGATAGCCACCAACCGCCGTAGCCGTGGTGCCTATACCTGCTGAAATTTTTCGTTTGAATGTATTTGTTGCCATCTAACTACCCTAACGCAATTGATAATGCGACAGCAGTACCCGCCGCGTCTACATTTAACCCTGTGTGGGCTTTCGCCTGTGCAGTAGCGTCTGCCATGCTCAAGTCCGTCAACCCTGTCGCCACCCCACCTGTAATTTCAGGGTTTGACATCGCCAGAGTGTCACTTACACTTATCACATTTGCCGTTGCTCCGCCACCATCTCCGTACAAAATGCTAACTTTACCGCTTCCTGGGACAGTTACATTGCTACCACTGCCCTGAGTCACGATGATATTACGATCAGACGTTAACGAATTTTTAATAAAAAAGAAAGCCTGTGTTGTGTTTGGTGCGATTGTCAGCGTTACATCACCACCTAAATCACCACCGTCTACAAACTCAATAACACGATACATACCGTCTGATGCGTTGCTCGATCCAGAAGATGGAGAGCTTGGTCGCACAGTAAGGGTCTCTGTTGTACCTGTCATCGTGATGGATTTGTATCCAGCTAACCGATCAAAAATATCAAAGTTAAGGTTTGTGGTCGTACCCCATGTACCCGATTGTTCACCAGTACCCGGTTTTTCAATCGCAAAGTTTGTTGTAAACGTACTCGCCATATACTTCTCCTATGCTACGTCTTTCCATGCGGCGGCTTGTAAACGATCTCCTGGAACAAATCCACCGGACGCTCCTTGAGGTTGTTTGTAAGCAGGGCTAGATAGTGGATCACCAGGTTGAGTTCCAGGAACTGGAGGTTGAAAGCTTGGATTTTGAACCGGAACAACTTGACCATATACCCTAACATTTCCTGCGTTTCCTGATACTTCTTCGCCAGTTACGATAGCATCTGCGTTTGCTTTTACCGTTACATTACCAACATTTGTGCTACTAGACAATCCCGTTGTTACAAACTCTACAGAAATACCAGCAATGACGGTGCCGATCTCGCCTGACATTTGGTCGAAAGGTACTCTAACTTCGACACTCGCAGCCCCATCAACAGTAGCCGTGCCAACCGCGCCTGTGGCTTCTTCGCCTGTAACCGCTACGCCAGCCGCAGCGTCTATTGTGACACTTCCAACGCCGCCTGTGGCAGAAATACCTGTTTGCGGTACGTTGGCTGCACCCTGCACAGTAACAGAATTAAGCGCACCCGTACCAGCAGATCCCGTGACACCAACGTCCGCGTTCGCAGCAACCGTTACGCTACCAACAGCACTTGTAGCTGAAATACCCGTCTCTGGAACAATTGCATCACCGCTAATTGTTGGTGATCCTACGGCTCCTGTACCCGCAGATCCAGAAGCAGCAACGTTTGCTGTACCTGTAACAGTGACTGAATCAACCGCACCAGTGGCAGACTCACCCGTTACGCCGACATCTGCGTTTGCTGCAACAACAACAGTGCCTACGGCTCCAGTGCTAGATATACCTGTTTGTGGAACATTCGCGTCACCTGTCATGGTGACTGTGCCTACGGCTCCCGTACCAGCAGAACCTGTAACACCTACGTCAGCCGCAGCCGCAACAACAACTGATCCAACCGCACCTGTTGCCTCGGAACCTGTAACGGCTGTATTTGCTTCCGCTACAACCGAAACAGAGCCGACGCCACCTGTAGCCGCCAGCCCTGTCTCTGGAACATTAGCTTCCGCAACGACAGAAACAGAGCCAACCGCGCCTGTTCCTGCCACTCCCGTGACAACCACTGGGAGGGGTTCGCCCCAACTATATTGGGACCATGTACCTCTACCCCAACCCGAAATCGCTGTCATTGGACCTGGCCCGTCTAGGCGATACGGATAATAGCGTTACTCGCGTCCGCTGTTGGGAACTGAACAGTGAAATCGCCAGCAGTAGACGTCTTATCTCCGCCAAAAGCCAACACAATTACCGCCGCATCAGATGCACTACTATTATAAATCAATGCACCATTTGCTGTAATTGTTGCTGTTGAAAACGTCGTGTCAGCAAAATCTGTGAAAGCAGTCGTACCACTTGTGCTAGGATCTACTCTAGTTAACGTATTACCGCCAGCAGAATAACCTGTGCCAGATACCTCGTTAGTCGTAGCATACGCTGTTGTCGAAGCACCTAGTGTTGCTGATGATGTGAAAAGAGCAAGCTTAAATGTGCTGCCCCCTGAGTTTTTAAAGTTGTGAGTTCCTTCAAGTAATTGTTGCTTGAAAGAAGTACACATTGCTTGCGTGATCGCCATGTCATAATCTCCTTATTGCGTCAGCCAGTTTTGGATGCCCTGCATCTATAAGGGCATTATACACGGTTGTGCGGTCACTGCGAATAGCTTCGCGCATATAAAATGCAACCACCTTTTCCATGTGCTTTTGAAACGCTTTCGCTTGATCCCTAATAGCAGGATGTGCTGTATCAGATACACTAATCAGCTTCTCAACGCAGCGTTCTGCAACTTCATCGGGGCTAAACCCACGATTGTTTGTTGTTTGTACTTTGACGATTGGATCGTCTGGAACATCAAAATTAAGTTTAAACATTATTGTTTCGGCCTCATTACTTTACCAACTCTATACTCTTGTGTGGTTTCTTTTGCTTCCCCTAGCATTTTCAACCCAATTATCGCTTCATTAAACCTTTGATTATACAACGCCATTATATCTGGCTCACCCTTCATGAAGATATATGCTTCAACAAGCGAACCATATAGTAACGCTAACTCTGCATTTTCACTTAACCAAGATGTAGCCGTCCCTGCTCCTGACGTTAGACTAGCAGGTCTATACAAGTACTGAACTTCAGCATCGTAGTCAGCATCAGGGGTCGGAGCTAAAATGAAGTTACCCACGTCAAATTGAGCATAGTATCTTGGCTTACCTCGAACAGTATAATCTGGATGAAAAGTCTCAATAAAAGAAAGATCTTTGAACTCTAAAAAACTTTTTTCATAGTCTCCCGAAGCCGTTCCTTTAAATATTGTTATTGAAAACGGAGCCAAAAAATCACTCGGAGCACCTAAGTATTGATTCCCAGTAGTCGTAGAACCCTGTTGGTTACGCATAAATAAATTTAGCTGTACGTTTTTTAGTATACGTTCTTCCGCAGCTCTAATAAAAATAGGGAGATTGTTTACGAAAGTCGTTTCCGAGTTTTCCGTATAATCTTGAATCGCTTGTTTTAAACCGTCGTATGTAAAACTCATGGTGTGTTCGCTTGGCCTCCCATACCTGAATGGTTGGTACAGTAATAATACAATGTTGGGGCACCTGATGCCACTGTTATTTCTGTGTACGATCCCAAACTGCCCGGAGTCCCGACAGTTACCACACCCGTGGTATAGGCTACACCACCACCATGTGTTCCGTCAGAAGTTGTTGAGAAACGTAACGGATGCCCACTATTACTCGAATCGCTCTGGTCGAAATGGTATATGTTACCCTCTAATAAAGTCATCGTCGCTTGTGCCGTACCGTTGACATAGTAAACGTTACCACTTCCTGGGTTAGCCACAGTAACGTAGAACGTTGTGACATTGGTAGATAGTGATACAGACGCTACGCCACCAGTAGCAACCGAACCTGTAAGAGCTTGGTTTACTGTCGCTGGAAGCTGAACGTTAACATTACCAACTGCGCCAACTGCTTGTGCGCCCAATGTTTTAGGTAGAAACACTGTTACAGTACCAACACCTCCAGTAGCAACCAGATCGTTTTCTTCAATTATTCCTGGTATTGTTTTGAACCCTACAGGATTAAAACCATACTGTAATGCCCTTTGTTCTGCCAAACCAGTTTCTGGTCGGGGGTCTCTCAATGCCTGTGGATCTGCACCTACACGAGGGGATCTAAGCTGCGGATGCTTCGCTTCGAATTCGTCTTTACCTACAAGTAGTCCGTTCCATTCCTTACGCATATCTTTGAGTCGATACCGAAAACCGGATCGATCTGATATACCGTAAGCTTTTTTGCCGGACGCAAATGCCATTATACCCTCAAGTATTGTATACTAGGTTGTAGTTTGAGAGGTGTTCTATCTTCATCCTCATCAGAGGCACGTTGGAACTCTTCCTCATAAACAGACTTCAACAACTGAATGCGCTCTGGAGCACGTTTC